AAAAGCCGACGCGAAGCAAAAGCACAAATCGCCGCAATAGAAGCAAGCGAAAACTATCGAGCGCTTCCGAATAATTATCGGCCGTCGTCATCTGATGACGTGCCAGAAGGTAGAGCTTGTCGAAATTGTGTCTATTATGCCGGCGGCTATTGCAGTAAATGGGATGCTAAAGTTTTAGCTTCTTATTATTGCAACGCTTGGGACGGCTCTTTAGAAATTGAACGCGCCGAATCCTATAAACCGACTCAAGAAATGAAAGCCGAAGCTAGACGCGGGCTTGAATGGCGTCGTCTTTACGGTCGCGGCGGAACTGAGATCGGCGTCGCTCGCGCTCGCGACATAATAAACGGCGCTCTTTCATACGACACTGTTTTAAGAATGCGATCGTTCTTCGCTCGACACGAAGTAGACAAACAAGGCGAAGGATTCTCACCTAACGAAAACGGCTACCCGTCGGCGGGTCGTATCGCTTGGGCTCTCTGGGGAGGCGATCCCGGTAAAGTCTGGGCTAATAAAATCATCTCTCAAGAGTCCGATCGGATGCTTGCAAAAGCGAACACCGTCGGACTACACTCGTAGAGACGACACCTCTAAAGAATTAGCGCCGCACCTCGACAAGATCGACACCCGGCCAGATCTTTAAGACACCTCGATAACACACATCGAAAAATCTAAAGGATTAAAACCGTGAACTTTCTTACACAACTACAAGAAAAGCGCAATTCAAAGAACGAACTCATCGACGCGACATTAAACCGCGCCGCCGAAGAGGATCGCGATCTAAACGAGATCGAAGTCGCTAACGTGTCCGCTCTGGCCCTCGAAATTGAGAAGCTCGACGCACGAATTCAACAAGTCTCAGAGATCGAAACGCGCAAACTTGCCGCTATCGAACTCGCTAAAAAAGTAGAAGTCTCAACTCCAGAAACTCGTCAAGTAGGCGGATGGAAAGTAACTTCCGAAGAGCCGACCTATCACGCTCGCGGATCGTTCTCATTCTTGGCCGACGCGATCTCGTCGGAGTTCTCACGCGATGCAGACGCGACCGATCGAATCGCTCGCTATAACCGTGAAGTCAAGCTCGAAAAGCGCGACGTCGGAACGGCCGCATTCGCCGGACTTGTCGTCCCGCAATACTTGATCGACCTTTACGCTCCGCTCGCTCGCGCCGGTCGTCCGGTCGCGGACATCTGTCGAAAGCACGTTCTCCCGGCTCAAGGTATGACGGTAAACATCTCGAAGGTAACAACGGGAACCGCCGTCGGCTATCAAGCGGCAGAAAACGACACAGCTACAGAGACAAACATCGACGACACGCTCCTAACTGTGAACGTGAACACCATCGCCGGTATGCAAGACGTCTCAAAGCAAGCAATCCTCCGAGGCGCGAACATCGAGGAAGTAGTCCTCGCGGACCTCATCTCGGCCTACAATACAAAACTTGATAACGGCATCCTCAACGGATCAGGATCGAGCGGCGAGCCGACCGGTCTTAACACCGCGCTAACTCAAGTCGTTACGTTCACCGAAGCGACTCCAACAGTCGCCGAACTGTATCCGAAGATCGTAGACGCGATCCAGAGAGTGCAGTCGAACGTCTTTAGCGGCCCGAACTTTATCATTATGCACCCGCGCCGCTTGGGCTTCCTCTTGGCCGGCGTCGATTCGACGAACCGTCCGCTTGTAGTGCCTAACGCTAACGGTCCTATGAACGCGATCGGCACGTTTAGCGGCCTCGGCTACGGTCAGAGCGGCCAATACTCGATGCTCGGCTTGCCAATTATCACCGACGCGAACGTAACAACTACGAACGGCGCCGGCGCTAATGAAGACTTAATCTATGTCGTCTCATCCGACGAGATGCACCTCTGGGAAGCTCCACAGATGCCGACATACGTTCGATTCGAACAGCCAGACGGCAAAGTCGCGATCCGAATCGTTCTCTTCGGCTTCTCGGCTTTCACAGCACAAAGAAGGCCACTCGCCGGAGCTTACATCGGCGGAACCGGTCTCGTAACTCCGACATTCTGATTCTCTTCTTCCGGCGACTAGCGGACTCCTTGTCTAGTCGCCGGAAGAACCTCAGATCTCTACTATGGGCTTCAACGTCGAAAAATATCGCGAAGCACTAATCGCCGAACGCGCCGGATATCTTGCAAAAGGTAAAAAGGACAAAGTCGCGAACGTAGATAAAGAGCTCGCTCGGCTCGACGGACTCCTTTCGACGGGACATAAAACACCGCGAGCCGAGCAAGCACCCATCGAACGAGAAGAGCCTAAAGTAGTATCTAAAGCGAAAAGGAACGTCCCTAAAAAAAAGAAAGAGGCTTAGACGATGGCTATAACTAATGGCTATACGACCGTCGCTACGTTTCAGTCTTATACGGGAATGACGACTATAACGGCCGACGAAACGGTCAATATAGAAAAAGCGATCGAGTCCGCTTCAAGATCTATCGACCGGATGACTAATCGCCGCTTCTGGGCAGACACCAACGCCACCGCAAGACAATATCGAGCGACCGACTTCTATCGTCTCTTCGTGGACGACATATCTTCGACTACCGGACTAATCGTAAAAACCGACACCGGCGGAGACGGCACATTCGAAACGACTCTCACGTTTAACACCGACTACATTCTCGACCCCGTAAACGCTCCACAATTAGAACGACCGTTTACAGTAATAACGATGGTCGGAACGACGCTCTTCCCGTCTCCCGTTAATCTTCGTCCCGGCGTTCAAGTAACAGCCAAATTCGGATGGTATAACGGAACACCTCCAGACGACATAGAAGAAGCTTGCCTCATTCTCTCGACTGATCTAGTGAAACGTGCTTCGAGTGTCGGCGGCGTTCTCGGCTTATCGGAACTCGGCGCTATCAGAATGTCGCCTCTAGGTCGCGACGTTCAAGCGATGGTCCGACCATATAGACGCGAAGTTCTCGCTTAGCGATGGTCCCGTCCGACGTTCGAGACGGCGTAAAAACGGCCGTCAATATAACCGGACTACGAGTTTACGACACGATCCCGGACGGCCTAGTCCCTCCGGCTCTCGTAATCGGTCAGATCTCTATAACTTGGGAATACACGCTCGCAAATAGCCTAGATCGAGGCTCGATCGACCTAATTCTCATTACCGGCAGAATGTCGGAACGATCCGCGCAAGACTACCTAGATAGTTTCTTGGCGGCGACCGGCTCGACCTCGATCAAAGCAAAACTAGACGCCGCGCCGACACTACCTAAAAACGGCGTCGCTACAGTCTCGAATTCGAGAGTCGTTACAGCGACTCCGATCTCGGTTAGTGTTAGCGGCGTGGAAATGCTCGCCTACCGTTACACGATGGAGCTCTGGGGCTAATGGCTAACTACGTCGTCGTTTCATCGCGTCTAAAAGCGTTCACTCCCGGCCAGATCGTAACCGACGAGGATCTAGTCGCCGTCGGAGTCGAGCCTCTTAAGAGCTTGGCGATCGGCGCGATCACTCAAGAACCTAAAAACACTAAAGCATCTAAGAAGTATGCTAAAACTATTACAGAAGAAACGGAGTAAGATAGAACTATGGCAACAGTAACTCAACTCGGAAAAGCGACCGTCTTCACGGTAGGCGGAACCGACTTCAACGATCAACTTCGCTCTATCACGATGACGAAGACTCTTCCGGCTCTGGACGCTACGACTCTCGCCTCGACTTATGTCGAGAACGTAGCAGGCTTGGAGAACTCCGAAACTACTTTCACTCTCTTAGGAAGCTTCGCTACAGCCGAAGCTATTCAATTCGCTTTCGGCGACGTCGGAACTACTTCCGTCATCGTCTACGAGCCACTCGCGACCGCTCCCGGAGCGAGCTCGCCGAGGTATACCCACACCGGCGGCTATCTGGCTCAAGCTCCGATCGTCGTAAACGTAGGAGAGCTCGTCGAGATTACTTGCACCTACTCCGGCGGCTCAATAGTGCAGGCCGTAGCGTAATCTAAAACGTGCTAAAAATACGCCTCACCGTCGAGCGGCGCGATGGAAACACAGTAGAACTACCCGTCTACCCGCCGGCAATAATCGCATTCGAACGATGGGCTAAGTGTGGCATCTCTGCCGCGTTTAGCGGATCAGATACTCGAATGGAACATCTTTACTATCTCGCTTGGCTCGCCGAAAAAGATAACGGAAACGTAGTCAAGCCGTTCGAAGAATGGTCGAAAAACGTCGCGGACGTAGAAATAGGCAACGACCCAAAAGTCTAACGCGAGGCTCGTTCAGTGAATATATCGCCGAGCTCGCCATCGAAACCGGGATCGCGCCTAACGAACTAATCGAAACCTCGCCAGAAGTCCTAGATCTCATCTACGATGGGCTATTAAGAAGAAAGAAACAAGCAGACGCGCAAGCAAGAACGAGAGCGAGATAAATCTATGGCTTCTGGAACTTTCGGCTTTCGTGCGAATCCGACGGATGCCGTCAAAATTGAAGGACTTTCAAAAGTGCAACGCGACCTCCGCAAGCTCTCAACGGATGCGCTCGATCTCAATAAAGAAGAATTCCTAGAAACAAATAAAAGAGTCGCCGAAATCATTATCGGCGAATCTAAAAAATATGTCCCCGTTCTAACCGGAGCGCTCGCCGCAAATATCCGAAACGCCTCGACTAAAAAATCGGCGAAAATCAGAGCCGGAAGCGTCGGCGTCCCGTATGCCGGACCGATCCACTTCGGATGGCCGTCGCGAGCGATAAAACCTAATCCGTTCTTTTATGATGCGATCGACTCACGTCGAAGCGAAGTCGCTCAACGCTACGCCTCGCTCGTGGACTCTTTAATTACAAAATACGATCTAGGATAGTTCTATGGCTAAACCGATTACAGTCTCCATCGTCGGCAACGCCGGACCATTAAAGAAAGCCGTAGGCGAAGCCGAAGGATCACTCGAACGCCTCGGAGGATCGTTTAAGAAGATCGCGGCAGTAACGGCCGTCGGCGTCGGCGCTATCGCTACCGGAATTGGCTTAGCAGTAAAAGCGGCGGCAGAGGACCAAAAAAGTTTCGAATTATTAAATCAGGCTCTAAAAGCGAATACTTCGGCGACGAACGATCAAATCAAAGCGATCGACGATCAGATCGGCAAAATGTCGATCCAGATCGGAGTCGCGGACGACCAACTGAGGCCGGCTTTCGCGAACCTAGCGCGAGCAACCGGAGACGTTACACGCTCTCAAGAACTACTCACACTCGCGACCGACATTAGCGCGGCAACCGGCAAGGACTTAGAAAGCGTCTCCATCGCATTATCGAAAGCATACGGCGGAAACGTCGCCGGCTTACAAAAGCTCGGAATCCCTCTCGACGAGAACCTAGTCAAAACTAAAGACTTCGACGGAGCCGTTCAAGCTCTCTCGGCGACTTTCGGCGGAGCGGCGGCAGTAGCGGCCGACACATTCGAAGGGAAGATGAGTCGTCTAAAAATTGTCGGCGGCGAACTCGTCGAGCAAGTCGGATCTTATTTACTTCCGATCTTCTCGAATCTGGGAGACTTCTTCTTAACGAAACTCGTCCCAATAATTACAGATCTCGCCGACAAAATCGGCCCATTCTTAGCGGACGCGATCTCGAACGTAACGAACTTTATTAACGATCAACTCGTCCCGGCTTTCGATAGATATCTGATCCCGGTCGTGAAAACTTTAACGAAATTCTTTAACGATAATCTCGTCCCCGCGTTTAGATTCTTCGCCGATCTAATCGTTAATTATCTCGTCCCTATCGTTATGACGATCGCGATCCCGATCTTCGAAGGCTTACGAAAAATCTTCGATATTATCGTCGAAAAAATTAACGAAAATAGAGATTCATTCCGCAAATACGGCGAGCTCTTATTACAGTTCTACGGCTTCATCCGAGACCGTATCGCTCCGATCCTCGGCAAAGTTTTAGCCGTCGCTTTCGACATCGTCGCGAAAGCTATCGGACCCGTAATCGACGTCGTCTTTAACCTCTTAGACGCTTTCGTTTCGCTCGGAAAATTCGTAATCAAAATCGCCGAAACGGTCCTCAACGTAATCGAGGCGATGGTAAACGGAATTATTAGCGGCGTAAACTTCGCGATCAAAGCATTAAATCTATTACCCGGAGTCGAGATCGACGTAATCGGAAACGTCTCGATTAGTCTCCCATCTATTAGCGCTCCGAGCGGACCATCTGGAACCGGCTTCGACGCGCCTAGCAGAGCCGACCGAATCGACACTCCCGGCACTATCTCGACTCCCGGCTTAACTATCCCGGACCTAACGCTTCCCGGCGGAGGCGGCGGAAGCGGCGGAGGCGGCGGACGCGGAGGCGGAAGTGTAGGAATCGGGATTCCCGATCAGACAATTTTTAGCACTCCAGAGACGAGCGCTTTAACGACTTACGGAATGGCGGAACGTATCGCGGCGATGGAATCGGCTCGCGGAACTCAAGCCGCGCCCGTAAATATAACCGTGAACACGGTTACAGCCGACGCAAATCTTCCGAACCTAATAGTCGAATCATTACAGCGCTACAACCTTATTAGCGGGCCGGTAGACGTCCAGATCGCCGCGTAATATGGCGACCATAATAACCGGCGGGAACTATGTCCTCGAAATGGATACCC